TGAAAAAGAAGATGAAAAAGAAGATGAAAAAGAAGATGAAAAAGAAGATGAAAAAGAAGATGAAAAAGAAGATGAAAAAGAAGATGAAATTGATTTATCTAGTTCAGATGAAGAAGAAATAATTAATGAAAAGAAAATAGTTTTTTATAAAATTGATATAGATGAAAATGATGAATATGCAAGTGAATGTAATATAAGAAGTGTTCCTACATTTTTTTTATTTAATGGAACTGAAAAAATAGGTGAAACATCTGGTGCTAATATAAAAAAAATAGGTAAATTATTAAAAGATAATTTAAAATAAAAATAAATATATTTAAAATAAATATTTATATTTAAATATTTATATTTAAATATAAAGATATTACAAATATAATATATACATATATGGATTTCAGTTTTGATAATTTAAATATAAGAGATGAGTTATTAAGAGGTATTTATTCATATGGCTTTGAAAAACCATCAAATATTCAAAATAAAGCTATTCCAATTATAAATAAAGGGTCTGATTTAATAGCTCAATCACAATCAGGAACAGGTAAAACAGGTGCATTTTCAATTGGAATATTAAATAATATTAATTTAGAAGAAAAAGAGATACAATCTATTATTATCTCTCCAACACATGAATTAGCTGAACAAACATTTGAAGTAATGAATAATTTATCTAATTATATGGAAGGTATAAATATTAAAAAAGTTATTGGAAAAACAAATATAACGGCAAGTAAAATAGAATTACAACAAAATCCTCATATTTTAATAGCTACTCCTGGTAGATTATTAGATATGATAAATAGAAAATATATATTTACAGATAAAATTAAATCGGTTGTATTTGATGAGGCAGATGAAATATTATCAAGGGGGTTTATGGAAACTATTTATCAATTAATTCGATATTTACCAGATACTACACAAATATTATTATTTAGTGCTACTATTCCGGACGAAATATTAGATATGACTTTAAAATTTATGAATAATCCAGAAAAAATATTAGTAAATAAAGAAGAGTTAACTTTAGAAGGAATTATGCAATTTTATATAAATTGTAATATGTATAAATGGAAATATGATGTATTGTATGATTTATATGATTCTATATCTATAAATCAATGTATAATATATGTAAATACTAAAAATACTTTAATGAATTTAGTAGATAGATTAAATGAAAGACAGTTTCCAATATCATTTATTCATGGTGATTTATCATCAGACCAAAGAAAAGATAATTTAAATAATTTTAAAGCTGGAAAAACACGAATATTATTATCAACTGATTTATTATCAAGAGGAATTGATATTCAACAATTATCATTAGTTATAAATTTTGATATTCCTAAAAATAAAGAAACATATATTCATAGAATTGGTAGAAGCGGAAGATATGGAAGAAAGGGTGTATCAATTAATTTTATATGTAATAATGATATAGATGATTTAAATGAAATTAAAAAATTTTATAATACCCAAATTATAGAGATGCCTGAAAATATATGTGATTATATAAATTAATTTAAAGAATTTAGCGCGTATATAATATATTAAATACTTTCTAATCTAAATTAATGGATATATTAAAAGTAGAAACAGAAAAAGATAATATAAATTTAAATTTAAATATAGAACCGGAATTAACTGTTGTAAATGATGATGCATTATTAGGAGCTGAATTATTAATAGATCCATCTAAAAATAATTCAGAAAGTAATAATTCAGAAAGTAATACTGTTGTAAATGAAGATATTAATTTATTTCAAAATAATAAAGTAAATGATATTGGTGCAGATCCCATAATGAAAACAATAGATACAAGTGATAATAATCAATCGTTAGAATATGTACCAATACATACGATGAGTCAAAATGATATAAAAAATGAAAAGATTGATTTAATATATAAATTTAAGAAATTAGAAAATCAGGGAATTGATACTACAATGAATTATAATATGAACTCTGGTTTAGATGAAATGAGGAATGAATATATTAAATTAAAGAAACAGAGAGAATTAGAGAACTCTGTTAAATTTCAAAGAAAAATGTTAATGGCTATTATAACAGCTATAGAATTTTTGAATGGTAGATTTGATCCATTTGATTTAAAATTGAATGGTTGGTCAGAATCAGTAAATGAAAATATATATGATTATGATGAAATATTTGAAGAATTACATGAAAAATATGGAGGTGGAACAGAGATGGCTCCAGAAATAAGATTAATTTTGATGTTGGGAGGAAGTGCTTTTATGTTCCATTTAACAAATACAATGTTAAAGAGTGCTATGCCATCTATGGATAAATTATTTGAACAAAATCCAGATATGATGAATAAGTTTGCTAGTGCAGCTAAAGGTAATCCAAATAAATCTGGTGGTAAACCACAGATGCCATCTGGATTAGAAAGTATGATGGGTGGAATGATGAATAATATGATGGGTGGAATGATGGGAGGAGGTATGCCTGGAATGGCATCGCAATCTGGATTTAGAAAAGAGCCACCTGTTAAAAAAATGTCAGGACCAGAAAATATAGATGATATTGTAAATGATATGAAAATAGATGATTTAGATTTGGATGATATATCAATTGCTAGTAGTGAAAGTAATACATCTAAATCTGGTGGAATTTCATTAGATATATAAGTCATCATTTTTTTTTTCTTTTTTTAATATCTCATTTAATAAATCGCTCATAAATAATATATATATGACGGTTAATGTAAGTGATACTAATAAATCTTTTGTTGCTATATAAAAAACTAGAAAAACTATAATTTTTCTAGTTATATGATTATTAATTAATTTTTTTTGATGTGGAGTTAAATCATCTATTATAAATCTTGCTCCAAGATTTATAATAATCATTATTAATCCAAATAAATATTTATTATCTAATTGATTTGAATTAGTTGATTGATTTAGTATCATTATATATTATATATTTTTTTTTTTTTATAATAATATATATATATTAATAATATAATGCTTGGATGTAGTTTAGAAGAAGCATTTGGAGATATTAAAAGAAAAAAAAATATAAGAAATAACCATGCTAATATTATATCTAGAAGTAAATTAAATATAGATGATACACAAAATAATAGATTAGATGAAAAAATTATTATTAATGAAAATGTAGAAAAAAGTAAAACAGAAATAGAAAGTAAAAATGATGAGATTAAAAATACTGTATTAGATAAATTAAATACAGTATTAGATAGATTAGAAATATTAGAAACTAAATTTAATAAATCTGAACAACCTAAAATAAATTTGCAAGAATTATCTGGATTAGATGCTGATAAAGTTCCACCTGCTCCTGTTCCACCTGCTCCTGTTCCACCTGCTCCTGTTCCTGTTTCCCGAAATATGAATAATACTTCTAATTTAATGACTAAATTAAATAATTTAAGAAATAGAAATAATAATACTAATACTAATCATATTAATAATACTAATAATACTAATAATACTAATAATACTAATAATACTAATAATACTAATAATACTAATAATAATCCAATCATAGAAGGATTTGCAAATATTAATAATAATATATCATATGTAGGCGATCAATTAAATGAATTATTATTATTTGGTTTGATGGGTATATTTATATTATTATTATTTGATTATATTTATAAATTAGGTAAAAAATCTTTTTAAAAATATAATAGAATATAATATATATTAATATATATATATTAATGGAAAATAGGTCAATTAGTAAATTTAATCCAACTAATATAAAAAAACAAAATATAAAAAATAATAATAATATATTATTATTATTTTTATTAATAATTATACTTATATTATATTTATATTTTAATTATTATAATATATTTAGTATAACTAAATTACCACATGCATCTAATGAAGATGACTATAAATTATTAAATAAAGAGACAAATTCACCTTTAATTGGTATGGAGCCTAAAACTAATCAAAATATATATGAATTTTCTGATAAAGAAAAAGAAATAATAGACACAGATTTTTATATAGTATCTGATTTAATGAGTACTGATAATTATTTTTATAATAATCCAAATATAAAAATAAAAGATTATGATTGTAATTGTATGGAAGCAGAATTTAATGAAACGGATACTGGAAAATATATAAATTGTCTTGAAAAACATAAATTAATAAAAAAACAAACTAATATGATAAATAATGAATATAGAGATATTAATATTTATACAAATGAAAAAATTATGAATGGCGCTGAATTTATGAATGGAATTACTGGTATAGAAGATGGTAATTATTTAACTTTTAGATAAATTATTTATAGGAATATTATTTATTGGAAGATTATATTTTGTACACCATTCTATTGCTATTTTAATTTGCTCTTTTAAATTAATATTATTTAATTTATTATCAATATTATATATAATTAAATTTATATTTTCTATTTGTTTATTAATATAGAGATTATTATATTTTTTAATATCTTTTATAAAAGATAATGGAACATATATATTTAAATAATTATAAGATTCAAAATTATCATATAATAATTTAATTATATTATTATTATATTTATAATTTTTACATATAATATATTTTTCAGAATTTGAAAATCTACTTGTATCTGGTTTAAATATTGTAATTTCATCATAACATAAATATAAAATATATAATAATTGGACTGTATTATAATATAATAAATCAAAAAATTTAATAATAAAAGTACCATTTTCTTTTTGCATTTTTAATGCTGAATATATTTCACAATATAATAATTTATATGATGATAATTCTTGATTATTATAATTTAATGAAAAATCAATACCACCATCTGCTGTAATTAAATCACATTTTTCTATATTATTTGCAATTGAATGAATATTACTAATTTTATATATATTTCCATCATTATCTATTCCATTTAATAATTTAATATTTTTATTATTTATAATTATTGGACTCCAATATGGAATACTTTTATCTTTTGATAATAAAGTAATACCATACATATTACTTTTTTTATAAACAGTATTTAAATATTGTAAAAATCCACCTGGACCTTCTGCAATACATATTATATTTTTGATATCTAAATCTATTATATTAAAAGCATGGATTATTTCCATTATTTTAAAATATGATCTACTTGCTACTGGGTGTATTTTACATATATTTTTTAATGGATTTGAAGAAGTATAAATATATTCATAATTATTTGCTTGTTTTTTTGCTTTATCCCAATTACTATTATATTTATCTATTTTTTTTTTTGTTTTTAATAATTTATCATATAACTCTTTATAAATAATATTATTGTTATTATTATTATTATTATTATACTTTAACAATAATTTATCATGTAAATTAATCGTATATTTCATATAATTATATATGTAATTATCTTAAAATAATTATAATTATTTAAATAATTTATATTCATTCAAAGTCATTCTCATTTGTTTAAATATTTTTAAATCTATAGTTAAATTAGTAGTTGTATTAAATATTTTTTTTTTATTATTTATTAAAATATCTTCTATCTTATTTAAATTATTTAGATTAATTAATTTAATTATTTTATCTAAATTCATAAACATTTCTAATTTTATAATAAAATAAGATAATACTTGTGTATATTTATTTAAATCAATATAATCATTTTTATTTTTTCTAGATAAATATAGTATTTTTTTAGATTGAAATATACCAAAATTTATCTCTAATTTTAATAAATATTTAAAATAATTATATGTTTTTTTACTAAATTTTGTTATTAAATAATTATTAATTAAAACTGCTAAAAATTCTGTATATGCTTCATCTATTAATATATAATTACTTGTAATTTTATATTTATTTTTATAATGATTTATTAATTTTGTAAAATTTTGATTTAATCCTAAATTAAGTAAATGTATTAATTCATGAATAGTAACTTTCATAATTTCTTCTTTTCTCCAAATTATTATTTTATTTTTTCTAAAATCTGTTAATCCTGAATTTATTTCATTTTGACTAAATATTTGACCTATATTCATATTTTTTATCTCTTTTACCAAATCTGTTAATAAATAATCAATCTCAATATTTTTTGTATAATTTGAATATTTTATTAAATAATAAATAACAAATAATATATTATTAATAAATGTATCTAATTTTTCATTATTATGATATATATTTAATCTAATTATTTGATTATTATAATTAATTCTTATTAATGTTTTATTACTAAATATAATATCTTTTTTAAAATTATGATAATCATTATATAATATATCTTCTCTTTTATAATTTTTAATAAATTCAGTTGTTAAATTAGAATATATTAATTCAAACTTATTAAATAATTCATCTAAATTTTTAGAATTTATTATTAAATTATTTTTTTTAAATTTTTTTTCAAGATATAATGATATATCTGTTTTCATTAGATAATATAATATTATATATATATATATATATAATATTATAAAATCTATTTATAAACTATAATTACTTATAAATTAGTACTTATAAGTAAT